TGCACGCATGTCTTCTAATTTGCCTGATAACTTTTCTGCCATTGCAGCACCGAATAACGATTCTGTTTCAGTCGCACTACCTGCACGAATAGCATTAATTAAATTCATTGTTGTCTCACTCATTGTTTATCTCCAGTTGTTGGTGCTTCTAATGCTTGTGGAGCATTCTGTTGTAAGTAGTTCTGTTGTGCTGCTTGTGTAGCACCAGCGACTGTACCATCATGCTCCGCTTTATCAATATAATCTTGTTGCTCGTCGGCGATTTCCCTAGAAATCAATTCTATATCTACATCTTGTAGACGAAGAATGTTTTTCTTAGCCCATGTTGCCGAATAATATTTACCAATGTATGGTTCTGCTAATTGCAGCATATTTAATCTTTGTGTCAAAATTTCAGCTTGCATTAACTCAGAATAATGATTGTCTTCAAGATAATCATATTTAATGAACGGTAGAATATCTTCCCATTCATCTGGTCTAATAATTCCCTTTGCTATTAACTGAACTCTCAGAGCATTGGAGAATAATACTGAAAACTTTTTACGAAGTCTTACAATAAATTTGTTAAACTTAACTTCATCACGAGAAATTTCTGTAGAACGACCAATCGAGAATCCTTGCTGTTGTTGCAAGCGACTAATCGGAACATTCAATGCATGATAAAGTTTTTGTTGAAAATACTCGATGTCTTGTATCTCACCAAGATTTTGCCCACCTGGAAGTGTAGTAATTTCAGTTCCTTTACCACCCTCACGACGAGGCATCCAGAAGTCTTCCATCATTGACAAGTGACGACGATCGTCACGAGTTTCACCAGTTGTAGCATCATAAACAATTTTGTTACGGAACTTATTCATAATGTCCGTTACATACTGCTCTGCTTTCAACTTAGGTAAATTACCCACATCAACATAGAAAATTCTTCGTTCAGGAGCACGAGAGATACGATAGATGACTAGCGCATCTTCAATCATCTTTAACTGATTTACTGGCTTAATTGCTTTATGCAAATAAGACATCATCATATTTGAATTTGCGTCAACATACCCAGATGGGGCATATACAACTGAATCTAACGCAAGTTTTACACCTTGTGTAGTTTGTTCATTAATACCTTTGTCATTATAAAGATAGTATTCTTCAACTTCTTTAATAACATCAATACCAGTTTTTGGATTTCTTTCTTTTTTAATATTTTTGATACGACGAATTTTTCGTGGATCAATATATCTTAATTCAACAATACCTTGTTTAACATTATTTTCATCTATAAGAATTTGAAAATATAACCTTCCATCAATGTACCATGTACGGAAGATTTCATGAGCATTCTGAGAAAACTTCAGAAGGCGCAATATATTTTGAAATTCTTCTGTAATTTTATTTTTGATAGAAGATGATACTTTAAGTTCATCCAATACAATTTTTACAGAAGTTTCTTCTTCATTAGCAACAATGGCTTCATTAACAATATCCTCAATAGCACCATCACAATCGCTGTATTGTGCACATTCACGATAACGACGAATAAGATCGTTTTCGTTTTTAATAACACCTTCAAGATCCATGACCATACCGTAGTATCCACCAGCATTTACGCCAGTGTTTACTACGGTTGCGCCTGTGTCTATAGAGGTAGGAGTTACAACACTCTGTATCTCCTGCTCTTTTTTACGACTTATTTCAAAGCCAAACAATTGCATAATGTATAACCCTCAATTAAATTTAAGCTACGCCACTACCGATAGGGAAGGATCCAATTGGTGTGTTGATAGTTGTGCTTACTCCAAATCCAGCAGCAGCACCAGTAGCAGAAGTGAAGAAGTTGTATGTAAATTCTATATCAAATTGTTCAATCGCATTTTGTTGCTCATAATCTAAAGCAACAGCAGAGATAGCAGTTGGGAACGCATCAACAAATGTATAAGATTTAATTGTTGCACCATTGCGATCTAGTTGATGCACTTGTAAGTCAACTTGATAGTCAGTTGGGTTAACACGACCATTAGTTGCGTTGTAGTTCTGAATACCAGACTGCCACTGTTCCATAGCATTACGGATACCAAAAGAAGTATCATTGTATACAGTAATAGTCCATGGTTGGAAAGTTCTTTCACCAGCAAAGTTAACTGGGCGACCACGATAAAGAACAGGGATGTTCTCAATAGTAGAAGCAGGTAACTGAGCAGCCTTACATAAAAACTGTGCACGAGCGCCAGCGATTGGTCCTAGCGTAACATAACTTGGGAAGGTTAGGTCTACACGGAATTGATTTGGGCGAGCACCACCACCCAACATCTGCGCTTTGAAGTCAGCAATATTTGCCATTTAATTCTCCTTGTGTTCTTCTATTTATCTATTAAGCGCCAACTTCATTGAAACTTACTGAAGAGCGAGCAGCAACAAAGTTGAGAGTGATAAAGTTAATAGAACGATTTGGCTTAACGAAGATATCAGCAACAAACTCATTGGCATCGATAACTTGTCCAGTGTTATTAGACTCATCGCACTTAACAACGAATTCAGTGATACCACGACGACCTTGAACATCACGCAAGAATGGTTCTACTAGATTTTTAAACTGTGCACGAGTGAAGCTGTCGTTGAATTCGAACAACTGGAACTTAGCAGCAGTAGCAATCGCCTTTTCCATAACGATGAATAGACGACGCACATTGATACGATCGAACGCACTTGGCTTAGCCAATAGAGTCTTGTCACCGAACAGAACAGTACCTTCTCCTGGGAAATTAACAACAGGATTAACACCCTTCTTATAAAGAGTATCACGATCTGTCTTAGTTGGGTTAACTGCTAATTTAACAACACCTTTAATTTGACCACGATTTAAACCACCTGGAGAGAACCATGGGTCGTTAGTGTAGTCAGTGCGAGCACATAGACCAGCAGTATCGCCATTCAATGGAATGTAACGATATACATCGTTGTAACGATCATACTGATACTTATAACCAGAATCCATAACAGCATAAGAACTGCTTGGTAGAAGGTCACGATATGCAGTAATTTGACCAATTGGAGTTGGACCTTGACCAGTAATAATTTCACCAGTAGAAGTATTTTGTGGTGACACAAAAGCTACGCAATCAAGACGAGTCTCGCACACATTTGTAATAATATATGATGCAAGAGTAGCACTAGCCTTACCTACTGGTAGTAAAGAAATATCATACTGAGAATCATCTGCAAAGAGTCCCCATGCTGATTGGAGTTGTCCATCAGTTGCAGCTAAAGCATCAACACCACCTGATAGGCTACGGCTAATAGCAACAGGAATAGTACCAAATGTTGATCCAGGAGCATTCACTACTGTAGAACCCCATCCAATACCAGCTGTATTGATAACAGTAAGAATAGTTGTACCATTAGTTTGACTACCACTAGTATGTGTTGGCGCAGTCGCAGCAGCACTAGTGCCAGCAGTAGTAACCATGTAAACATTAGCTCCAGATGTAAGGACTTGTCCTCTTGTATATGCAGTGCTTGCGGCATAAGCAGTAGAAATATCAGATGTATTAATATGATCTAACCACCAGATGTATTCAGATGTTGCATTAATCACATCTTTGTAGAAGTTATTAGTGCCATCTGATTTTTTACAATCTGATGCTTTTGATACAAAAGCAAATTTTTCTAGAGTGCTTCCTTTAACGCCAGTCCATAGACCATCTTCATCGATAACTATCACATGAAGTTCATCTGATGATCCGCTATTAGCTTCAGCATATGAAGAAGTTCCTGGTGCACCATCAAACTGTGATGCATATTCCCAACCAGCATATGATTGAGAGTCTGCCATAGAAACTTTAAGTGAATTTCCTAAAGAGCCTGGATATTTTGCAGCGAACTCTCCAAACACACCTTGACCACCAGCATAACTAGCTAGATAATTTTCAGCATTGTTAATTTTTACACCACCAGTTGTAATAGTAGCAGTAGCAAGAGCAGTAGTACCAGAAGGAGGAGCAGCAATAGTTACTGTAGGAGCAGCAGTGTATCCAGAACCAGAATTAGTCAATGTGATACCAGTGATGCTAGATGCACTAAGAGTAATAGTGCCAACAGTAGCATTAGTTCCATTACCAGAAATAGTAGCCGTTGGAGTAGAAGTATATCCAGAACCAGCAGTAGTAATAACAATAGCAGTTACTGCACCAGCAACGATTGTAACAGTACCAACAGCAGTCACACCACCAGCAACTTGCGGAGCGGAGAATTCTACTGTTGCAGCAGTATATCCAGATCCACCAGCTGCGATTGTTACACCAGTGACACCACCACCAGAAAGAACTGCAGTAGCAGTAGCAGTTACGCCACCAGGGACTTGTGGTGCACTAAATGTCACTGCTGGAGGTGCTGCATTAGAAATATAACCAGAACC